TGTTTATAGAATAATGCCAGTATTAGTAGAACCTTCTAACTTATCAGGATTTGCAGGAAAGTATATAGGCCGTGCAAGAGCGTTTATAGAGGGAAGAGTAAGAAAGAAAGTATTTGAAGTAAGAGACGAACTCTTACAGGAAGTCTGTCCGGTAGTAGATAGATTAGAAGCTATAATAGAAACTAAAGATAACTTAATAAAGTTTATTAATACTTTTGATAAAAAAGTACAGGTAATTAGAGATATTATAGAGCCATTAGACTCTGCCGTAAATACATTAAATAATATTGTGCAAGTATTAAGAGGAATACCTATTCCATCTACTATAGGCTTACCGCCTCCGGCAGGAGGTGTAGTGTTTTCTATTCCGGTAGGAACTATAAATAAACTAAACGACTTATTGCAGAAGATATCTTTTATACTTGACGATTTAGCAGGAGATATTAGAACAATAAGTAGAATTTTTAAGAGAGTAGATAGAAAATTAGAACAAGTAAGAAACCTTTTAAATACATTCGACCTGCCTCTTATAGATTGTATAAAAGACCTACACCCTGACGATAGAGATAGGTTATTAGACTTAATTAATAACCTCCCAGGTCAAGAACCAGTAAACAGCGATAGCTTTACTGTAGTAGACAAAAAAGGGACAAGCTATACTGCAAAAATAGAAACTGATATTAACGGTCCTTTAGGGGATAGAGCACCTCTTCGATTTGCGGTAGCTTACGACGATAATGGACAATTTGTTGCAAAAGGACCTAAATCTTTTAGTTCCTCAACCCAAGTATTATTAGACGAATTAAAATTTAGAATAGATAACGAACTTTTATAACTAAACTATTTATATATATGAAGATCGATCAATTAAGAAGGATAATAAGAGAAGAAGTACGCTCAGCTATTAAAGAAGAGTTACAGGATATTCTTGTTGAAGCGGTTACGGTTGCAAGTAAACCTGATTCTGTAACACTTAATAATGCACCTAAGGAACTTAAACCCGAACCTAAAAAATGGTCTTTTGGTAAAAATAAGACTTTAGATGAGATGCTTAACCAGACTGCTCAATCCATGACATCAGATGAATACCGAAATATTTATGCGGGGAATTCTAACATGGTTAGCAAACCTAATTTTGCTTCTGCAATGGCAACTCAAATGAATGTAGAAAAAAACGGCCCTATGCCTGGGCTAGACATTAGTAAGTTAGATTTTGTAGGAAAAGCAAAATCAGTATTAGACGCAGCCAATAAAAAAGATAAACAAAGAGTAGGTGTACTATAATGGCATTTGAAGTAAAAAAAATTAACCCCTTAGATCTACAGCCTAGAAAAGCTATAGGAGTAAATATCCCATTCTCAGGAACTGCGGTATTTAACTCTACGTACTTATCTAAAGATTCTATAAAAGCTAACCTAATAAATTTTTTCCTTACAGGAAGAGGGGAACGGTTATACAGACCTACATTTGGATCTGGGTTAAGAGATTTACTTTTTGAAAACATACAGGAAGATACATTAGCTACAGTTGAATCATACATTAGAGAAGGCCTAACCATTTATTTTCCTCAGATTTTAGTTACTAATCTACAGGTAGAAGGAGACCCGGATTTTAATAAAATAGATTTCTATATGAGTTATGCAGTAGCACAGTCGAATATAGAAGATGAACTTTTAATAAACTTTCAACAATAATAATGGCTCAAAGTAGACAAATAAAATATGTAGAAAGAGATTTTAATGATTTTAGAACTCAACTGATAGAATTAGCTAAAAATTACTTTCCTGACACATATAACGACTTTTCAGACACTTCACCCGGTATGATGTTTATAGAAATGGCTTCCTATGTAGGAGACATACTTTCTTTCTACCAAGACACTCAACTACAGGAGACATATTTACAATATGCCAAACAACCTGAAAATTTATATAATTTAGCTTATATGATGGGGTATACACCAAAAGTTACCTCGGTATCGACAGTAGATATTGAGATAACTCAAACTGTAGATGCATCAGGTAATTCTCCTAACTGGAATCAAGCAATTTCTACTACTCCACCGATTGTTGTTTCTGACGGAGACCAGCAGTTTATTATAGATCAAAAGATAGATTTTGGATTTTCAAGCTCATATGATCCTACAGAAGTAACAGTACAGACACTTACTAACGGAACACCAGCTACATTCCAACTAAAAAAAACAGCTAAAGCATACTCTGGTACTCTTCAACAAATTCAACAAACGTTCGGACCTGCTGAAAAGTTTACCACTATAACTCTAGAAGACGAGAAAATAGTAGGAGTTTTAGACATTACCGATGAAGACAGTGATAAGTGGTATGAAGTACCATTCTTAGGTCAAGACACAATATTTGCCGAAACTACAAATACTAATCCCGATGATAACACCAAAGTTCAATTTGCATCTCAACTTATAAAAATTCCTCGTAGATTTATAACAAGATTTACTTCAACAGGTAAATTAAAGATACAATTTGGCTCTGGAATCTCAGGAGACGATGATATTGCATTTCTTCCAGACCCTACTAATGTGGGAGCAGGAACTGCAGCAGGTATTCAGAGAATAGATTACGCTTACGATCCTTCTAATTTTTTATATTCTCGATCTTACGGATTAGCACCATCTAATACTACATTAACTATAAGATACTTAACAGGTGGCGGTGTGGAGGCAAACGTACCTGCAAATAGCATTACAACACCGGTTAGCGTGGTGAAAACTGCAGTAGATGCAACTAATATTAATACTTTAGCTTTTACAAACCCTAAAGCAGCAGCAGGAGGAAAAGATGGGGACACTATAGAAGAAATTAGACAAAACTCTTTTAGAGCTTTTAATGAGCAAGGGAGAACAGTGACACTACAAGATTACACTGTTAGGGCACTAAGCCTACCACCTAAGTATGGAAGTATGGCTAAAGTCTTTGTAGCTAAAGATCAAGCACTAGCTGAAGCTGGTAGCGGTCTTTTAACTGAAGCAAAAGACAATCCTCTTGCATTATCTATATTCGTACTAGCGTATGACAACTTAAAGAAGCTAGTAAAAGCACCGCTTACTCTTAAGCAGAATCTAAGAAACTATCTATCTCAATATACTATGCTTACTGACGGTGTTACTATACGTGATGCGTTTATAGTAAATATAGGATTAAAATTTGAAGTACTTGCTCTACCTAATTATAACGCAAGGGATGTACTAAGAGACTGTAATATAGCAATAAAGGATTATTTTGAAATTAGTAAACGAGCTATAAACCAACCAATAAATATCTCAGCTATATATACTGCTTTAGATAAGGTAAAAGGAGTACAAACAGTGCATAATGTAATTATTGAGAGCAAAAGCGGGGCAAACTATACAGGTTTAGAATATGATATAGAAACAGCAACAAAAAATAACGTAATATACCCTTCTGTTGATCCTATGATCTTTGAAATTAGATACCCAGATCAAGATATTGAAGGTAGAATAATAGCAGTATAATATGGCAGTATATAGAATATTCCCGGATAAAGATACTTTTATAAAAACAGACACTTTAACAGCTAATGCTGGTAGAGATGAAATTTTAGAAGTAGGAGGTTATAGTATACCTACATCTGACAACGGACAAACAAGACGTTCCTTAATAAGATTTGCTAATGCCGATATTAATGACGTGGTGGATAATCAGATAGGTTCCACAAATTTTTCTGCCTCTTTAGGTATGTACTATGCCGAAGGAACTGATATTCCGATAGAGTATACAGTAGAAGCGTTTCCTGTAGCTCAAGACTGGGATGAAGGACTAGGAAAAGATGGAGATACACCTACTAATGAAACAGGATGTTCCTGGCAATACACACAAGCATCTAAATCAATACTATGGACTACAGCAAGTTTTGGAGGAAATATTACTGGTTCCTTTTCTTCTACTTACCCTGGAGGTGGTAGCTGGTTTTATGAAGTCAATGGAAATACCGTAAATAATCAGCAAATATTCTTACGAACTGCTTTTCAAGATCTAGATTTAGACGTTAGTCAAACTATAAAAGATTACTATAACGGTATTATACCAAATAATGGATTTATTTTAAAACTAACAGATGATCTAGAGTTTAACACCTCCTCATCAGTAAGGCTTAAATACTTCAGTACCGACACTAACACTATTTACCCTCCTTATTTAGAGTTTAAATGGGAGGACTTTAGCTACAATACTGGGAGCTTCTCTACAGTAACCTCTTCTGAAATTAAAGTAGGGGTAAGAAATAGAAAAGACAAGTATGTCAATGAAGGTAAGAACAGGTTTAGATTATTTGTAAGAGATTTATACCCTACAAGAACATTTACCACTTCATCTATATATACTACAGGAAAACTACTACCGACTGCTTCCTACTGGGGACTGAGAGATGAGAATACTGAAGAAATGGTGATAGATTTTGATACAAGATATACTAAAATTAGTGCTGATTCTACTTCTAATTATTTTGATATCTATATGGATGGTTTACAGCCTGAAAGATATTATAGACTTTTAGTTAAATCAATTATAGACGGAACAACTAATGTTATAGACGATAATATGGTATTTAAGGTAGTAAGAAATGGATAAAAATTTACCATTAAGAAAAACAGTATATACTAAAGAGCAGTTAGGAAAACTTGTTGACGCAGATTTTACAGACTTCACTTCAGATCCTGCTGTTGATCAAAACGATCTAGATGAATTTTTCAGACTGTATAATGAACTGTTTTTTGATATACCTCTTAATGGTGATATAAATTCACATGAGTTTTTATTAAAAAGAAGCTCTGAAGTAGCAAGAGTAGACCAAATATTAGAAGATATTACTCCTCTTTTAGATGAAATTGCTTCTCTAAGAAGACAACTTTTAGATGCTAACAGAAGAGTTTTAGAATTAGAATTACAGCAAGCCGCTCAAGGAAACGAAATATCTTTAGAAGAATTTTTAGCTCTTCAAGAACAGATAGTTTCTCTACAAAGTCAGCTAGCAGATGCCAATGCAACTATTGCTGAACTAAGAAGACAGCTTGCAGAAGGCTCTGCATCTACTATTTCTGCTGCTATCGAAGGTGGATTTGGGGGAGAAGGACAAGATGATATTGCTACAGCAGAGGCTACTCAACTCGAACTAACTAGAGAGCAAGAAGTAGTGACATTTGTAGAGGTTGAAAAATACGATTTAGCAAGAGTCATAGTAGATCAAACCTCTAAAGGATTCCTTGGTATCAATAAAAGAAGAAGAGAAAGGAAAAAAGATACCGAAAGAATAGAAAGACTTATCAGAGCCGCTAGAGCTAAGACTTGGAACGATGTACCTAACGCTCCTGCAAATGTAAGAGATGACTATATAGTAAGAGGGTTTAACAAATCTATAATTAAATCTAGAGTTATATGTAGACTATCAGGATCAAGAATAGAATTTGAACTTAAAGATTAATGGCAAAAATAGTTAGCATAGCGATACAAAATAACCCAACATCCCTTCAGGATTTTGAAACATTAAATCCTAAAGACTTAGGGCTAGTTGATGAATTTCAACTCGATTCTGTTTACGATTTTACTTCTAATAATATAGAGTTACATCTTTACTCTAAAAATGATATTAGAATAACATCACAGTATGGTTATACTTTTGCAAAAAAATTAGATACAGGTGATGCAGATTCAACCCCTGAAAGTCAAATAACATCCGTACTAAGCATTAACCCAGTTCAAGATGCTGCTAGATTAGGATATGAAGAAAGGGATGTAAAAGTACTTTATCACTTTTTAGATGATCTATTTTCTACAAATGAATTAGAATCAACGTTCTTTATTAAATCCATCTCGAAAGACAGAAGAGAAATCTTTGCTTTATCAAAAAAACTTTCTGATGAAATAGTTGTTAACACTGTAAACCAGATACAGGCAACGATAAATGACTCTATTTACTTCTTTGATTTTAGATTAAACTTCGGTAATAACGATTTATTTATAGGTTTAAATATAAATACCTATATTCTAGACGGTCAATTAGGTATAAGAATTAAACTATATGAACCGCTTCCTACTTCTTATTCAATATTAGATAGCTTTACAGTACAGGAAAAGGTAAGTGATTCAGTCCTATTTGAAATAGACTCAGAGGTAACACCCCTCACTATTGAAGAAACTACATTTGCTGATAGTGTACTAGATAAACCAAGCTTAGATATCTATACAGATGAAGAAAAGCTTACATTCAGTCCAAAGCCAAACTTTGATACTAGATTTAACTACGATTTTAATTCTAGCCTGGGTGACGGTAGTTCTTTTACTTCTGACTACTTTAGTTTAGAAGAACTAGAAGATATAGAAGTTACAGGGAGTTACTATGAGGCATGGTCTAATCTAGGTAAAAAAGGAATCGATTTAAATATAGATTACTCCGATTTTAATAACTTTATACATTTCGGTTCAGCTGAAGAGAGAATCGTAAACTTTAAATATAAGTTAGATCAAATTAGTGAATATGAAACCAACATTCAGAATTTAAAATCAGGAAGTTTACAGACTACTGAAAAAAGCGGGAGTATAAATTACTATCAAGGGCTTCTAAAATCTATTTTTATAAATTTTGATCATTACGATAGACATCTTTTTTTTGAAAGTGGTAGTACTTCTTGGCCTAAATCATCTAATTCTAAACCCCATACAAATTTACTAAGCTCTAATCCTACTGCAATTACTTTCTATAATTCCTTAATAAGTAGTGCATCTAACTACGATGTAAATAACAGCGACATATTAACAAACTTTTTACCTGTATTTTTAAGAGAAGATCCTGCAAATGAAAAAGCATTAACCTACTCTAAAATGATTGGACATCATTTTGATAATATATGGATATATACTAATGCAGTAACGGATAAATATGATAATGACAATAGGTTAAATTTTGGAATATCTAGAGAGTTAGCCGCAGACATTTTAAGAAACTTTGGTGTTAGAATATTTAATTCGGCAGATACACAAAAAGACTTTTTTAAACTTTATACTGCAGATGCTTATGATAGTGGAAGCATAAATGAAACTATTAACTTTTTACAAAAACCTTCTGATGTTGATTCTTCTAAACTATCAGTAGCATTCAACGATTATAAAGGAGAGGTGTATAAGAGGATATACCATAACTTACCACTTCTTCTCAAATCTAAAGGAACAATAAAAGCACTTAGAGCATTAATAGCAGCTTTTGGTGTACCTACTGACTTACTTGAAGTTAAACAATATGGCGGTGGGGAGAGTGATTTTGGTCAGGTTTTTGCATTAGACGATCCTAATAGTGATGAAAGATCAAAGATAAGATTAGAAGATGATAGATTAATCATACCTGGAAGTTCCCTATCATCTGTTAGATCAGTTAGAAGAGAGTCTCAAAAATATCAACCTGATACTAATAGTATAGAAATCGGCTATAGTATAAACGGAAGTTTTGATTCTTTTATTAAAGATAATGTTGGTGAAAATTTTAGAATTGATGATTATATTGGGAACCCTTCAATAAAAGCAGAACAATTTTACGACGATTTAGATAGGGTACGTGAAAATCTTCTATCCGGTATACAGCCGTTCAATGTAAAAGACTTCACCAGATTAATTAAGTTTTACGATACAACCCTGTTTAAAGCAGCAACTGAATATATTCCTGCTAGGGCTAATGTAGAAACAGGTATTATTATAAGACCAGACTTATTAGATAGGTCTAAAATAAAACTTCCCGATTTTGCTGCTACAGATACAGTACAGTATAGCGCATCTATAAGTATAGGGAATATATCAGGAGGAACACCTTTAGGTCATGAAGGAGGTTTATATAACTATACATCTTCATATGTAACTTATGAACAAACACCTGATGGATTAGCACCTCGAGAATATACCAACACTAATGTAGGTAAATACGATGGAGAATTATCGGGGAGTGTTATTAACATAACAACAGGAGAAGCAAATTCAGCTAACACCTTTAAGAAACCTTCTGAAATTCCTTATAAATTTTCTTTTAGTTTTATATCATCATCTGATGAAATAACATTTATTTCAGGATCAGTATCTGTACCACC